GGCGCGCTTTGGGAGTCCTTCCGAGCGAGGAATCCCATTTGCGCACAGGTCCCATTGACTTCGTTGAAAGTCATTGGAAGCCTACACACATACGCGAGGGTTATTTCCCCCTTCGCGCCCGCAAGGTTGATGCTGATCTCGCTGGTCCTAATCCACTCCAGCGAGTACATTGGGCCCCTCCAGTGGGTTCCGCTCGTGCGAGCCTTGAGAAAGCCGCTCGAGTAAAAGTGGATCCGGGCATCAGGAAAGTGTCCGAGGCACCGGCTGGTGCCAGGTTGCGGCAACGCGCGCGCTGGGTTTTGTCATTGAACCCGGACAAAGCGCGGCTGTGGTTAGGCGGGCTTCTCAGTGGACGGTGGACACCAGACCTCTCCGCTGAGTTCGCTCACCCTTCTGCGGCTGCTCTTGTAGCTGCTCGCGGCGGCGTGACGAAGTTCCTGGGTGGGGGAACTCTCAAACAAACCATTGGTGAGGGTCAGGAGAAGAGGACCGTAGAACATGCGTACGTAAACGCGGTGCACGGAGGCACCTGTTTCCGTTTGTTCCCGGAACTCCTGGCCCGTTTGGCTACCTACGCCACTTTTAGGCGCCGCGGTCCTACGCTTGTCTCAGCGTTGAGGACCCGCGCCATAGAGTGGGCGAAAAGACAGGGGTTTACTGCCGAGGTGACGGCCGACATGATCGGTCCCACGGTAGCGTTGGCCTATCTCCCGAGTGCACAGGAGATCGTGGGTCAAGAAATCCTTGGAGGTGCCAGCACTGATGGCTCCCTGCCCGAGGCACATGGTTGGTGGGCTTCCGACGCCTAGGACGGCCAGGTTTGCTTCTATGGTGTTTGCAAAGGGGTACCCGATTTGCCCCTGCGTAAAAACGCCATCCTGGAGTACAAGCAGGAACTTGGCTGTGATCCGAAGCGAAGGAGGCGGATGTACACTGCGTGTACCGTGTTAAACGTCGAAGGGTGTTGGGCCCCTTCGGTGCACGCAAACTGTAACCACAATGAGGTCGCTGCCCTACTCAAGCGGTCTCTGGCTCCCACTCCCACAGCCGACGAGAACTCTCGCGTCCCGGTGCTGAGCGTATTTAGAAATCTACGGGCACTAGCGAAGAGATGGAGCGGTTCAAGATGGAGCCACCTGGAAACGGCGCAATCTTACAGTGGGGCTTTGCGTCGTAGATACGTTGA